TTCTACGGATATTATGGAGGCTTAAATACTGTTGGAGATTTAGCTAGTTATGGACAGTTTGCTGACGACTCAACGTTTGAAATAATTCCAGCATGGCAAAATAAACTTCAGGCAATGGCCTTTGAAGACGCCATCTATACGCGAAATTCGCATTTTTCTTACGAAATCAAAAATAATAGATTACGGATATTCCCAAAACCAGTTCGAGTGCTTCCAGATGATATGTGGATTGAATTTTTTGTTCGAAATGATATATGGGAAGAAGATGACGCAAAGCAAGACGGAACAGAAGGCATTAATAATATGAGCACTTTGCCATTTGACAACCTTCCTTACAATAATATTAATGCAATTGGAAAACAATGGATCCGTAGATTTGCCTTGGCGATATGTAAAGAGATGCTTGGATACGTTAGAAGTAAATTTAGCTCAATTCCAATTCCAGGAGATTCGATTAGCTTAAATGGAGGTGATTTAATATCGCAAGCTAAAACTGAGCAACAAGCATTACGAGACGAGCTTAAAGCGACACTAGAGGAACTAACTTACTCGAAAATTGCAGAAAAAGAAGCTATGGCCATTGATAGTGTAACCAAAGTACAAGAAAAAATGCCCTATCCTGTGCCAATAGTGTTAGGATAAAATAGAACATGTCTAATGAATGGAGCCAACCAGATCAGCCGCCCCCTCCAATGTTTTTGGGGAAGAAGGAACGAGACCTTGTTAAACAGGTCAACGACGAGCTTATCGAAAGAGTTATTGGACAACAAGTTTTATATTATCCAATTAGCTTAGAGCATACAAACTTTCATTCATTATATGGTGAGGCGTTGGAAAAAACATTTTTACCACCAGTTAGGGTTTACGCTTTGATTGTATGGCAAGGTTATTCAACAGAGGTAACAAATTTGGGAATTGATAGACGACCGTCAATTACTGTCCACTTCCACAAGCGAAGGCTGACAGAAGATCAAGATCTTTTTGTCCGAGAAGGAGATTTTGTTTTATATGGCCCTGATTATTATGAAATAACTACTTTGAATGAGCCAAAACAGCTTTTTGGCCAAATTGATCACAAAGTCGAGATTGAAGCAAGCTGTATTAAAGCTCGCAGAGGATTGTTCGATGGCTCATAAAGAATTTCCCATTATACCATCTACAATAGAATCAATTGATGAAACCTTTTTTAAATGGGTGGATGAAGAAATTAATGTATATGCGACAACAAACAAAGGCTGGAAAAAAATACCTGCAATTTGGGTCTCTGCGGAAAGAGCTTTCCAAGTAAAACATAAAAAAGAATTACGAGACGACGCTGGTTCTTTAATTTTGCCCCTGTTGACCGTTGAAAGAACTGGAATCTCTAAAGATCCTCACAAGAAAGGAGCTTTTTGGGGAAATGTGCCTCCTGTAGACGATTATAGAGGAGGGTCAATAACCATTGGAAGAAAGATCAATCAAGATAAGACTTCAAACTTCGCCAATGCAAAATCTTTTCGCAACAACAGACAAGTTAATTTTCCGGAGGCGAATGAAAAGATAGTTTATGAATATACTTCTATTCCAATGCCAGTTTATATTACTGTAACTTATAACTTAACATTAAGAACGGAGTATCAACAACAAATGAATGAAATGATGACTCCTTTTATTACGAGAACAGGAGGGATTAATTATTTCTCCTTAAGAAGCAATGGTCATTTTTATGAAGGGTTCATCCAGCCGAGCTTCTCTTCCGGAAACAATGTAGCAGGACTAGCACAAGATGAAAGAAAGTATGAAACGACTATTCCAATAGAAGTATTAGGATATTTGATTGGAGAAGATAAGAACCAAGAAGCTCCAAAAGTTGTTATTCGCGAAAACCAAGTTGATGTCAAACTCCCCCGAGAAAGAGTCATTTTTGAAGATGATCCCGATTGTGAGGATAAAGCTTCTTTTTGCAGAGAATAGAGGACTTTAGAAGTTTTTATTACTATTTATTAAAGAAAATATTATATTTTCACTAAGGAGAATAACATGTCACTCGAAGCCGTTAGTAAATTTAAATTTGTATCCCCCGGAGTTTTTGTTGATGAAATTGATCAATCACAATTACCCAAGTTGCCCGCAAGAATGGGTCCAGTCATTGTTGGCCGCGCAGAACGCGGACCAGGCCTGAGACCTGTTTTATTGAATTCGTATTCAGAATTCGTAGAAATGTTTGGCAATCCAATCGGCGGTGGCAAATATAATGATACTTGGAGAAATGGAAACTTCTCCGCGCCCACATATGCTGGGTATGCCGTACAAGCTTATTTAAGACACAGTAACCCAGTTACTTTTGTTAGGCTTGTAGGCGCTGAACACAGCACACCAGACACTAGTGGCGACACGGCACATGAACAAAGCGGAAAAGCCGGCTGGCAAACGGCCAATGCTGTCAGCAATGCCACAACTGGTGGTGGAGCTTATGGTTTGTTTGTTATTCCTTCTGGAACGGTAGGCACCAGGGCCACAGCAGTCGACTGCATTGATACAACTGGCTATGTCGCTAGCGCCGCGGACGCTTCGTTTACAATATTGATCCCAACGGCCAACGGCGGACTAGGCGGCACAGCTGTTACAATTTTACTTGATATAGATAAAGATGACGTCGACCAAGCATCTGCCGCCGATAACACAATCACAATCGGGACCAAAGACGGTACCGACGCGCAAGTGGCATCATTTCTTGTCAATGTTATTAACGGAGTAACCGCTGGGCGCTTCGTATATGCATCAGAGGGCAACGGACAAGCCGGTCACGACCTTGGTGTCACTGCGGCGCTCACCGCCCCCGGTGCCACAACAATCACACTGACGATGGACCAGCCTGGAACCGCCGGCGACATCGAAGGCGCGCTAGCCAACACCGTCCAGGACGTAGTTAAGGTGACAGATTTTTCTAACGCCGCCGCAGGCACCCAGGCTGCTCTAACTGGCACTCTTGCAGCCGTTTGGTACCTTGAACAAGGAACAATTGAACTCTCAGGAGTATTAAGAGATACAGAACATCTTGATCCTCCAATTCAGGCAAGTGGATCCAGTGTTATGATCAAGTCAACAGATAACGGCAACACCGAGTGGAAAGTTATAATTAAGGATGGCCTCCTGGAAAAACAAGTTGAATCCGCATTCAATTTTAATCCAAACTCTCATAAATATATCAGAAAAGTATTTAATACAGATCCTCAACTTGTAAATAGTCAAATTTTTACGAGTGATGAAGGACTAACAAATTATTGGTTAGGTGACTCTTATGAAAGAGCGGTTGCTGATAAAATTACTACCGCCGACCCGAGTTTTGGCACCATCGTCGCATTGTCGGATGGCGCGTCACCTCAAAATGAATACAGCGATATGAACAAGCCCTATCTTGCATCTGAAACTGGCTGGTTTATCTCTCAGGACTTAGTTAGTGGTGACGACTCAAGTTTCGATCCAACAACTCATTCGACTAGAACTAAAAAGTTATTTAAGCTTATTTCTCTTGATTGCGGATCCGAATGGAATCAGAACAATCTTAAAGTCTCTATTCAGGATATTAGACCCGGGAAAAGCAAGAAAAATTGGCCAAAATTTTCAGTAGTAATACGTAAACTCGAAGACAATGACAAAAGAATGAAAATTGTTGAAAGGTTTAGTAATGTTAATTTAAATCCGGTTTCTCCAGATTATATTGGTCGCAGAATAGGAACTAGATATCTAACTTATGACTCTACTTTGCGTAGGTTTGTAACACATGGAGATTATGCAAATGTTTCTCGCTGGGTTCGAGTAGAAGTTAACAAAGGACTTACAAAAGAAGAATATCCATTTGGTGTTTATGGACCATGGCGATTTAAAGGGTTTACCGCAGCGAGCGGCACCGCCGTCCAGGCAATCCTCGACAGCCAGACATTCATCGAGTGCGGTGATGCAACTATTGCACGCGCCTACGACCAGGGTGATGAGGATGTCGGCGCTAATAAAATAGCCCAAAATAATACAATTTATTGTGGCACAATCCCCATGTCTGCTTCATTTGAGTTCCCAGCAGTGCCACTAAGACAGAACGGTACTGACGGTAATATTATTGATCAAAAAAGGGCATACTGGGGCGTTGACGTTAGTCAAACTGGCAATGGAGTTACCACTTTTGAACAAAGCACTAAAGACGTTTTGCGGAATAAACCACTTCAAAATAGCACTTCAGATTTTGATCAAGCGGGAAATGCATATGCTGAATATTCATGGATATTTACATTAGACGATGTTCAGTATGATCCTGATGCAGGTAATTGGACTTATACTAGTGGCAGCCGCGTGGCAGGAAACTCTTATACATCTCTAAGCGGCAGCGATAAATTACTAACCGGTTCCGAAGCAGGAATTGATAAATTTACAACTGTTTTTTATGGCGGATTCGATGGCCTAGATATTACAGAGCGAGAGCCATTTAGAAATACTTATCTTGCGGATGGCACTGATAGAATAAATTATGCATATAATACATTAAATCAAGCTATTGATCTTGTAAAAGATGCTGAAAAAGTTGAATGCAACTTGATGGCAATTCCTGGCGTAACTAATCGAGACATCACAAAGAGGCTTATTACCACTTGTGAAGAACGAGCAGATGCATTGGCCGTTATCGATATCGAAAGAGATTATGTCCCTGATACGGAGCACAACGCTAACACTTCGGAGGCGTCGTCTATGGGCGATGTTGACGAGGCCGTGGCCAGAATAAAAGATAGAGATCTTGATTCAAGCTATGGCTGTTGCTATTATCCATGGGTACAAGTTAAAGATTCTGTCGATGGCACATCTTTCTGGGCACCACCCTCAGTGGTTGCTTTAGGCTCGATGGCTTATACAGAAAGCAGAAAGGATGTTTGGTTTGCCCCTGCAGGCTTTAGCCGCGGCGGCTTAACTGAAACAAACGCCGGCGGCGTTACAGTTTCTGCGGTAAGACAAGATTTGACCTCCAAACAACGAGATCAGCTTTATGAAGTGGGAATTAATCCAATTGCCTCTTTCCCCGCTGAAGGAATTGTAATTTTTGGTCAAAAAACATTACAAAGTGTTCAATCTGCCTTAGACAGAGTAAATGTTAGAAGACTGTTGATCTTCCTTAAGAAGGAAATTTCACGAATTGCTTCTAGAACTTTGTTTGAGCAAAATGTTCAAGAGACGTGGAACGCTTTTAGTGGCGAAGTCGATAATATTTTGAGCGCAGTCCAAACAAGACTTGGTCTGACGGATTATCGACTCATTTTGGATGAAACGACTACAACGGATGAGTTGGTTGATAGAAACATTTTATACGCTAAAATTTACTTGAAACCGGCACGCTCTATTGAGTTTATTGCACTTGACTTTATTATTACAAGTTCAGGCGCATCATTTGAAGATTAATAGAGGGAAAAAAAATATTAAGGACTATTTATCTATGAAGCGATAGTTCTACTATAAGGAGAAGCAAAAAATGGGTTTTTGGTCTGAAGGAACTGGTCCCGAGGTAAAACGTGGTTATCGATGGGTAGCCTACTTCAATAATTTAGATAGATGGATGGTTAAGTCTGTTACTAAACCAACCTTTTCAATTTCAGAGACTTCGCATAGATTCATTAACCATACATTTTGGTATCCTGGTAGAGTAGAATGGAACGCAATTGATATTACACTAGTGGACCCGCTTAATCCTGATGCAACAAAGACAATTTTGCATATGATTGAAGCCGCTGGTTATCAAGTCCCAGATAGAATATATGAGCAATGGAGAACAATCTCAAAAGCTAGTGCCGTTGCTGCTCTAAAACGCCTAAAGATTCAACAACTTAATTCTGTAGGAAATGTTGTTGAAGAGTGGGTTCTTAAGTCGCCTTGGGTTAAAGACGTTAGATTTGGTAGTTTATCTTATGATTCTGAAGACATCATGGATATAACTTTGTCAATTCGTTATGACTGGGCAAACTTGTGGACATCGAACAATTCTGTACTTGGCGCAGCGCCAGGAATTTCAGAAGCGGCAGCGTTCCCGTCTTCCTATAAAAGGTCTTAATACCGAATCAATAATTAAGAGGCAATAATGAGAAACAATGAAGAACGTTTCACCAAAACAAGAATAAATTCAGATCCACCACCCGCTCCCGTAACTGCAAACAATTCGAACGACGCGCTGTTAAATTTTGTAGCGCCTACAGATTTTGTTGAATTACCATCGAAAGGAAAGTTTTATCCAGAGGGGCATCCCCTAGGCGGAAAAGACAATCTAGAGATTCGTCAAATGACTGCGAAAGACGAAGATATTTTAACTTCTAATGCGCTACTCAAAAGAGGAATTGCAGTTGAAAGATTACTACAAAATTTAATTGTAGATAAAAATGTCAATGTAAATAGTCTTTTGTCTGGCGATAGAAATGCAATCCTAGTCAGAGCCAGAATTTCAGCATATGGAGCAAAATATAAAACAAAAGTTCAATGTCCAGTTTGTGTACAATTTTCAGATCATGATTTTGATTTATCAGAGATGATAGTCAACTATGGATATGATTCAAGTATAGAAGGGGTAACAGCGAACAAGGGTGACAATTTTGTTTTTGAACTGCCAACTAGTAAAGTAAATGTTGAAGTTAAATTACTTAACGGAGAAGACGAAAAGCGGCTTACTATAATGGCAGAAAAGGGAAGGAAGCATAACTTGCCAGAAACTGGATGGACAGATCAATTAAAATCTTTTATTGTTTCAATTAATGAAGTAACAGATGTAAATGTAATTGAGCGATTTATTGATAATATGCCAGCCAAAGACTCTAGGCACCTTCGACAGACTTATGCGAAATTGGTGCCAAATGTCGATTTAAAGCAAAATGTTGTTTGCGGTCAATGTTATTCTGAAGTTGACATGGAGGTTCCGCTTACTGCGGACTTTTTTTGGCCTAACGAGTGATTACATGGAGTCGGTATATGAGCAATTCTTTTTGCTCAAATATCATGGTGGATGGAGCTTTATAGAAAGTTACAATCTCCCAGTCGGTCTAAGGAACTGGTTTATAAAAAGATTAATTAATCAGTTTGAAAAAGAAAAAGAAGATTACGACAAAATTAACAATTCTAAAAAATAATTTTTTATTTCCCCACCAAACTAATTATAGATAATGGAGGTTCAATTATGAGCAGATTGGTACCTATTGTATTAGACTTTAGAAAAGCAAAATACTTAAATGAAAGTTTTCTTACAATGTTCGGTGCAACATTGAAAGAGATACTTAGAAGAATGTTTGGCCGAGTGCCATCAATAGATGAGCTTGAGCAACATTTAGAAGAACAAGAAACAGAACAAGCAGAAGAGCCAAATAAATACAATGTAAAAATAAAAGGAAGTAAAGCCCAAATAGGCGCCTTTTTAAAAGCCTTGATGGCAGAAAAAAAATATATAGAAACATATACAAATTTTGGCTATGAGGATGAACGCACTCGCGAAGTAAAATATGAATTAAATAATGCTGTAGAAGAGTTTGAAGGAACAACAGGTCTTATATGGCCATTTAATTAAGGAATATATAACCAGTGGCAAACGGTCCAGACCCAAAACAACTAGCGCAAGCGGCATCAGAAGCCCGCCGCTTAAAAGCCAGTCTCGAAGAAACTAAAGCTACTCTGCTTGAGATCTTGCAGCTTAATGCGCAGCAGTCTGAAAAGAACAAAGAAATATTAGCAACGAAAGCACAAGAGCTTGAACTCTGGAAGCAAGAACAATCTCTCATTATAGAGGTTCAACAATCTCAAGGCCGATTAGTTGATTTAGAAAATAGAAGAAACAATGCTTTAAAAGAAGAAATTGGTTTACTTCAAAGAGAATTAACAATAATGGTCCAAGGCCCTCGTGCACGAGAAAGAGCCTTAAAAGACAATCTTGCTGCTCAAGAGAAGCTTGGTACACAGATCCAAACGCTTCAAAGTCAAGAGGCCGCCAATGTGGATAGAATAAAAGCAAAGCAAGGCGAGTTAAACAGCCTTAAAGGAGAAGAGGCCCGGCTGTCAGCTAAAAATTTAGACATGACAGAGCAACAACGCGCTGCATCTGTACGACAGCTTTCCCAGGAGATTCAGCTTAGACAAGCAAAGATGGCCACTTCAAAACAGGCTCAAGAATCTGCACAAATGTTATTTGGTTTAGATAGCAAGTGGCGAAATACGTTGGTCGGCGCCCTGGCGCAACAAGCAGAAGCTGGAATGCGCGCCAGAGGAGTTATTCAAGGCCTTGTTGAAACAGCAAATAGTTTAGTTCGATCATTAAATAATGCTTCATCGGTTGCAAATGTTGCCGGATCAACTTTAATGAAAATCCAAGAACAGACTGTCACAATAGTAACGCAGATTGACCGATCAGAAGTGGCACTAAGACGAGCAACGGGTGCCAGTGCAGATTTTGCGGCCGGCCTAACAACAACATTTAGAGACAGAGAAATTAAAAGAATGGCCGCCTCTTATGACGAATTAAGTCGAATGCAATCGGCATTATTTGCTGGAGCCCGACAATATTCTGCGATGCTGCCTAGCCAGCGAATGGAGCTTGATCGTGTTGCAATGGCGGCAAATCGTGCTGGGGTTTCTTTTGAAGATATGGCAACAGTTGTTGATAAATCAACACGTCTTTTTGGAGATAGATCTACTGCTGCGATTCAAAGGCTCTATAGCTCTGCAGTTTCTATCGGAGAAGTACCATCCCGTCTAGTTAAACAATATATTGGTGCATTAGATACTTTAGCGCAACATTCTGGCCCAAGAGCGATTCAAGTACTTCAACGATTAAGTGCAATTTCCAAAGCCACAGCCATTGATACGCGCGCATTAATAGATGTGGCTAAACAATATGATACTTTTGAAGGCGCCGCCAATGCAGTTGCGAGATTAAATACTGCACTTGGAGGCCCATACCTTAGTGCCATTCGAATGTTAAAAGCAGACGAAGGCGAAAGACTCATGATGTTGAGGCAAATGGCACAAACTACAAATTTAAATTGGAAAGAGCTTAACAAATTCCAAAGAAACTTAATAGCTACTGCTTCTGGCTTTACAAGCCTCGCATCCGCGGCAGCATTTTATACTGGCAACATGGATAAATTTAGACAGCTTACTAAAGCACAAGAAGAAAATGTGAATGCGCAACAAAGATTAATTCAAGCAGGCTCATCGTTGGTAACAATCGGACAAAGAATTGGCCGCGCGTTTAATGAATTTGGCCGATTTGCAAAAGAAGCCGTACCATACCTCAGAGCGTTTGCACAGATTTTAAACTCATTAGGGCCGATGGAAGCTTTTAAATATTATGTTTGGGCCAAATTAGCCACAGCAGTCGCTGCTTATGGTGCAAGAGTTTCTGCCGTAGCTATAGCAACTCGCGGATTAGCCGGAGGTATGAAAAGCCTAGGCCTTTCATTAGTTTTCATGGCACCACTTTTATATACAGCATATGCAGGCATAAAAAGGCTAGATGATGAAATGAGCAAAGAGCACTCGCCAAAAGCTTATACATTACCGTCAATTATGGCCGGTGGCCTTAGTCAATTAGCATCTGCCTCAAAACTGGCCGGCCCACACCTTAGAGATTTAGGAGTGGTCCTGCAAAATGTTAGCAGAGTAAAAACAGATTCTATTACACAATTAGGATTTGCGTTTTCCGCTCTAGGCCGCGCGGCACAAACAAACATTGAAGCATCAGGGATCGTCAGAGGGATTGGAGGTATTGCTAGAGCCATTACAAACTTAGATACAAAAAGAGTTCAATCATTTGCAAGTGCGATAGGCAGCTTAAGCTATGCTCTACAAAAAATGCCTAAAGAAACAGTTGTTGAAGTTGCAGCACTAACAAGAGCACAAAATGCAGGAGTGTCTATGGCGGCAGGCGCAAGAACTGGAGCAGGAGTTCAAGCTGGTGGTACCGCAGCTGTTCAAGCAGCTAGACAAGCAGAACCACCACAAGGTGGATCCAGACAAGGCGCGGCAGAATCAGGTGTGTTAGTAACAGACAATATTACTTTACAGATTGGTGATGATGTTGCGATAACACGAAGAGTCCAAGACATTGTAAGACGTGAAGGGGAAAATATTCGTGGGCGAATCGCACGAACAGCGTAGGAGAAATTAAAGATGGTTAAACTTTATAGTGATCCAACAGATAGAGCCTATGACACTTCATGGGGAAAAATAAAAATTGTTCATTTGGGATCTCAAGGTTCCAGACAACCATTGACAGTTGAATTTAAAGCTTTTGTCACAAGGTTTCAGGATTCATATGATGGAAGTTATCAAACAGTTCAATATCCAAATCAAACTACTCCCATTGCACATCAATCAACGCCATATAGGAGAATCGCATTACAATTTTTAGTGCCCGCAGCTAGCGAAGAAGAGGCATTGCAAAATTTAAAAAAATGTGAGCAAATGGCGAATATAGTTATGCCTTTAAAACAATATGTTGGCGGTAACAAAAGACAATATTTGCCAAAAACATCTTTTGTAGGACTTAAATTCGGAAATTTTATACAAAGCCCCGCCGGCCAACCTATGCCAGGTTGGATAAATGGATTTACATTTAATCCAAATTTTGAAGAAGGAATGTTTATTGTAAAAGATAATGATGCTTTTAGCAACCCTGGCCAAGGACATTATCTTCCAAAAGTACTTGATATTAGTTTAACATTTATGCCATTCATGACAAGACACGGCGGGTTAGGATTTAACGCCTCAGAAAAAGTATGGGAAGATAGACACTATCCATATGATGTTGAATTTATTGGCACCAGTACCGAACTCCAAGAAGCGGCTGCCTCGACCGAAACGGATGTAGACAAGGTGCAAGATACATCAAAACTAGAATCGCAGATCGAAGCCGGCCAAGGCGAGAAATTGACCGGAGGAACGACCCCGTGAGATATAGTAAAAGAATGAAAGCAATAAACGATGAACTTTTATATGAGGATCATTTTATAAAAAGAAAAGTTAGATTTATTGAACAATTTACAACTCCAAAGTTGATGCATCCATCAATACAACAGATAAAAAATTTAACAAACGTGCGACGAGTATGGAAACAAGGGGATAGGTATTATAAACTAGCTCATGAATATTATAATGATTCAAAACTTTGGTGGGTCATTG